CAGCCTGATCCTCAGTGTGGCAGACGGCCTCGGTCTCAACGCGAGCGGCACGCTCTCGGGGGGAACCCTGGACTTCGCTGGGGGCCCCGAGGCTTTCCAGATCCAGCGCCTGACTGACCGTAACGGTCCGAGCCTGGAAGTGGGCGAGCTTACCTCGAACGAGGTGTCGCAGTTCCGCCAGGAGACGTCGATTCGTTCTGGGTTCCAGCAGGTCACTGGGCAGCTTGGCTTCGAGCTTTCGTACCGCTCCCAGGATCACCTGATCGAGCTTGCGACTACCGATGCCTTCGCTGAGATCAGCACGGCCATCGCGGACGCTTGGAACGACACCGACTCGACCTACACGGAAGCGACCAAGACCTTCGCGGTTCTGGATAGCATCGCCGCAGCGGACGTCGGACAGTACGTCCGCGGTGTGTATCAGTCTGAAGTCCAGGGGGAAGAGTTCAGCTTCCTCGGTCTGGTTGAGGACGGCACCACCATCAAGGTCATCTTCGAGCTTGAGGGCACTGCCCCGACGGGCGACGTTGCGGCGGCCTCGGCGAAGACGCTTGCCATCGAGCCGTACAAGATCTCGATGGTCCGCAAGGGTGCGATGAAGTACTCGACAATCGTCAAGGACTACCCGGACATCTTGGTCTCTCAGGGGTTCGGAGGCTGCACGGTCAACAACCTTTCGTTCTCTGTTCAGCCGGGATCCCTGGTGACCGGCACGGCTGACATCCTTGGCGTCCAAGCCAAGAATATGTTCGCTAACGACGACTCGGACGCCGCCACCAACACCTTCAACTACGCTGTCGAGGCCGCCAACTGGGGCGAGTCCTACGCTTGGCGTGACGAGGTTTCGGTCAACTTCGGTCAGGAGTCCACGGCCTACTCGCCGTTCGCGTCCTGCGTTGCTATCGAAAACGCGCCGAACGCCACTGTGTCCGGATTCGACTTCACCATCAACAACAACCGCGAGACGGTGCCGCTGCTCTGCTCGGCGTTCGCCGATAGCGTTTATGAAGGTGTCGCCAACGTGTCCGGGACGATGACCCTGCTGTTCGAGAACGAGGCGGAGTACAACAAGTTCGCCCTTGAGACTGAGTCAAAGGTGATGATCTCCCTTGACGGAGGTGCCGCCGACGGTCTGGACAGTATGTTCTTCCACTTCCCGCGAGTCCGCTACACGCAGCCCTCCTTCGAGGTTCCCGCGAACGGACCCGTGGTCCTTACCCTGAACTTTAGGGCGCTAGAGTCGGACTACGGTCTGGCCGGATCGCCTGTAAGAACTTCCTGCGTCATCGGACGCGCCTGATCTAGCTAGGCTAGGTCGATCCCTACCAAACCCTTTTAGACCCCCAAATACCATGGACCTTTCTTCACTCGATACCGCTACGAACACCGCCGTCATGGAAGTCCGCCACCCTGTCACGGGTGAGCCGCTACTGACGGACGATGATCTCCCTATCACTATCACCCTGCTGTCCTCGGACTCGGATGAGTACGAGACCGCGATGCACGACGCCCAACGCAGCGCGGCTCGCGCCGCCGCCCAGACGGACGGTATCGCCGATCCGGCGGGCACCACTCGGCGGGCAATCGCAGTGCTGGTGCGCTGCATCGTTGGATGGGAAAACATCATCGTTGACGGTGAGGAGCTTCCGTACTCCCGATCCAACGCCGGGACCCTACTGACCAAAGTTCGCTTCATCCGGGAGCAGGTCAGCAAGTTCGTCGCTAACCGCGCCAACTACCTGGAGGACTCCAAGGGGGAGTCCTGAGGGCCTTGATGGAACTCTCGGAAGCCCTCCACGCGAGGGCTTCCGGGGGTGACTCAGGCCCGACCGAACAACAACTCAGAATGCTGGCGAAAGCCAAGGGTCTGGACCCCGACGAGTACGTCGCGGAACAGATGGGAACCGTTTCCCTGCCCCCTGCCTATCGCTACCTGTGGAACCTCTTCAGGCGCCTAGCTAATCGCAGGCAGTATACTGACGGCTACCCACTCGCGATATCGTTCTCCGAAATCGAGAGTTATTCAAGGCTAACCCGGAGTCCTTTGGACGCCTGGGAGGTCGCAATTGTAGAGGCTCTTGACGACCACGAACGTGGACTGATGTTGGACGACATCAAAAAGCGGCAGCAGCAAGCCGAACGTAGACGATGACCGACGTAGCAAAGCTTCAGATTCAGGTTGACAGCGAACCCGCGCTGAAGGCCGCCCAGAACCTCGCCGCACTTGACAGTGCCGCGAAGCGCGTTGTCGCGCAGGCGAAGAATCTAAAGCAAGCGCAGCTAGGAAAGTCGGCTACTACGGGCGGCGCCACGTTCAAAAACCTGACCAAGCCGGTCGATCAAGCTGCCACCGCCATCGAGCAGTATGTTACTAAGCTAACTACTACTAGCAGTAACATCGGCAGCCTTAAGACGGAGCTTGCTCAGGTCGCTGGCGACTTCGGCAAGATCACCGAAGCTATCGGTAAGATCAAAGGGATTGGCAAAGAGGACTCTGGCTTCAAGGACCTTACTGATCAGCTTAAGCCGCTGGGAGTAGAGCTTAGGTCTATCGTTAGGCCCCTTAAGGCCAACGCTAAGTTCTTCAAGGCCATCAAGGACAACACTAAGGGACTCACGAAGCGAATTGGCAGCATTGCCACGAAGTTCGAGACCCTTCGAGGCGCGACTGCGTTCTCGGCCAGGAACCTTAGGCGTGTTAATGATGCCGCCGATACCGCGGCAACCAGCTTCGACAAACTTCGTACCAACGTAGGTCAAACTACGTCTGAGGTCAACCGCCTTGAAGGCGAAGCGAAGCAGGCGACGGCGGCGACGAAGAAGTTCCAAAGGAGCGTATCGGGCGCCGGAATCTCCAGCCTACGCGCCAGCAACTTCGTCCGACAGCTTGCTACCGGACTTGGTCTGGTTAGCGGCGGATTCGCTATTGCTCAGGGCGCCAGGGCGTTCGTCTCCGCGCTCGCGGATTTCGAGTTTCAGGCCGCTAAGACCTCTGCCGTGGCCGTCAAGCTGTCCAACGACCTAGCTGATGTCGGCAGGAATCAGAGGGCCCTAATCGACCAGTCCCGAGAGCTTGGGGCGTCTACCCGGTTCACAGCGGTGGAGGCCGCTGAAGCCCAGTTCTTCCTGGCTCGGGCGGGTTTCGACGTTAAAGAAGTTCTAGACGCTACGCCCGCTACCCTAAACCTCGCCGCTGCTGGCTACCTAGACCTGGGCCGCGCGGCGGACATCGCCTCTAACGCGCTCCAGCAGTTCCAGCTTGAAACATCGCAGCTTGGTGATGTTACGGACGCGCTAGTCTTCACCGCCAACAACGCAAACACCAGCGTCGAGCAGTTGGCGCAGGCCCTTAACTACGCAGGCCCCTTCGCAGCTAGCCTAGGGGTAACTGTGAACGAGGCCGCCGGAGCGATTGGTGCTCTCGGTAACGCCGGTATTCAGGGATCACTGGCGGGTACTAACTTCCGAGGAATCCTGGTTTCGCTTCTTTCTCCCAGCCGCGAGGCCGGTGAAGAGCTTGATAAGCTAGGCAAGCGTCTTGAGGACTTCGGTGACAGGCGAGCCTTCGATGTGACCAAGCTTGGTATCGAGCAGGTTGTCATCAACCTACGCAGGGCCACTGAGGCCAGCGGCGACGCATCCGCGGAATTCGCAAAGATCTTCAACCGGCGAAACGTCTCGGGTGCCCTGGCGCTAACTAGGAACGTCGAGTCCCTGAGCGATCTCCTTAGCGGCCTGGATGACGACCTGGGTGCCGCCGAGCGCGTTCGTAAATTCGTGGACGACACCCTGATCGGTGCCCTACAGAGGGCAAGGTCTGCGGCAACGGAGCTTTCTCTGGCCATCGGCGAGGGCGGGGTAGGAACCGGACTTCGAAACTTTGTTGATGACTTCGCCAAAGCTCTGCGAGTTCTCTCCGGCGGTGAGGCCGCTCTCGCCAACCTGACGGACAGGTCCCTGAAATTCGCGCAAACGATCAAGGGCGTGACTTCCGCTCTTGGGGCTCTTATCGCCGCCGGCGCTGCCTTTGCTGGGGCTAGGTTCGGCGTGTTGTTCTTGGCCTCCCTGGCGTCGGGAACCAAGAAGCTGCTGACTTTCCGTACTGAACTTAGCCTTACGAACCTACAGTTTGGTATCGCGAATCTCCGAGCCAAGGGTTTCGCGGATGGGCTGTCCGCTCTAGGAAGGCAGGTAGTTGCTCTTACTACCAAGCTTACCACCCTCACGGTAACCAACCCAGCCTTCGCCTTCGCAGTGGCGGGGGCAGCCGCCCTTGCTTATAGTACGAACCTGTTCGGGCTATTCAATAAGTCTGTTGAGGCGGCTGAGGGGCAAAGGGAGTTGGCGGACGCTACGCGAGCGGCCAAGAAGGAGCTTGAGCTTTTCGTTTCGCAGGACGCTCGGATTGATAACCTATCCGAAAGGCTGGGCCGTATCGGCGGGCTTCTGGTGGCGGATGATCCGTCGCGGCCCTCAATCATCACCGAGGTTACGGAACTCGTAAAAGGCATCGAGCAGGTCGGAGTCGAGGCGGCTGCTGGGGAACTCGACTCGCTTGCTTCGTCCGTTGACCGTATTTTCGAGGCGGGCGGCGAAATTGGTTCTAAACAGGGCGCGGCGAGAAGGGGCCTGGAACTCCTGGCTGAGGATCTTAGGGCCACAGGGAGCGAAGGCGAGGCTGTTGCGGAACGCCTAGAGAAAGCCTTCGAAAAGAGCAGCCGTCTTCTGAACGAGGGCCGCACGGCTTCCTTCCAGCTTGACACTGGGGCGGAGGTTGACCGCCTGTTGTCGCTTAACGCACAATCTAGAGCATTTAACCCCGCTCAGAACGAACAACTCTTCACCAAGCTCCTCGCCGACCTGACAACGGCGGCGCGACGCTCGGGGGTTGCGATTACCGAAGAGTTCAACGAGCAGGCCGTTACTCTGGTAAGGGGCGTTGTCGGGATTGGTGAAGACGCGGGAAAGCGCATCCAATCGGAGCTTACCGATTTGGAGAGGCAGGTTACTACAATTCAGACGAGGGGCGGGCAGCGTGTTGCGGTCCGGACTTTGTCAGAATTCGGATCAGAGTTGGGCGCTATTAGCCGTGCATTCAAACTGCTCAACCAAGACATCCAGGAAACCGACCTCTTCTCTAGGCTCGACCCCTCTAAAGTCGCGGCGGGCTTCGATCCGCTTCTTTCTAGCCTTGAGGAGGCCGAAGCTTTCCTTAAAGAGCAGCAGGCCAATGAGACGCTGTCTCAGCAGGAACAGCTTAGGCGAGCGGAGCTTCTTGCCGCTATTAACGAAAAGCGCCGCGAGCAGCTTGCCGTCCTGAAGGAAGAGGAGGTCATCCGCAAGCGGCTTGCTGGAAAAGAGGGACCGGCTCTGGAGGCCGAGAAGAGGCGGATTGAGCTTCTCAAAGAGATCGCCGAAGTCGAGGGACGCCCTCTAATCCTTGAGTTCGACAAAGAAGCCTTTGGTCAAAGTCTACAAAGCCTTGGCAAGGAGGTGTTCCTTGACGTTAAGCTGGGCGAGTCAGGCGCGAGTACTCTCGAAAAGATTATCCAGAGGACCAGGGACGCTATTGCTCAAGCCACTCCTCAGCAGATCACTGCGGAGGCGGAAAGGCTTATTCTAGAGAAGAGGATTCTAGAGGAGAACGAGAAGCGGCAGGAGGTCCTCGCTAAGGAGCGCCAGAATGTTGACGCTATCGTGAACCGCCTTAGCGCCCGTAAGCGAGAAAACGAGCTTAACCTAGATACCCTGCGGGCGCAAGTTGAGTTTGAGAAAAGCATCGCTGATGCCAAAGATAGGCAGGCGCTAATTGACGCTCAGATCCTTAGGGAGACCGACAAGCTCGACTTCTCCAAGCAGTTCGGCGAAGACGGGAAGCTTATCGACAACGAGAACCTCGTCCGCGCTAGAGAGCTTCTGGACCCCCTTCTGAAAGATCTTGATCTACAGAGGCAGGAGCAGCGTGGTCTGAAGCTGGTTACGGATACCTCAGGCGACGTAGCGTCTCTGCGCGAAGAGCTTGTCCAGCTTGAACTTATTAAGGACGCTAATGCAGATCTGACGGCAGAGGAGCTTGCACGAAGGCAGCTTAGTCTGGCTAACGTCTCCGAAGAGGTCAACGGCTACCAGACTATCTTCGACGCACTGGTTTCTCTTATCACCCAGCGCCGCGAATACAACGAGTTGATCCGCCAGTCGGAAGTTGACAACCTTCTAGATTCTCTGCGCGAAGAGAACAGGATCCTGGTCCTTAGGATTAATAACGGTGGAGAACTTACGGCCCAGCAGGAGGCAGAGGCCAAGGCCAAGGAAGCCAACATTTCCCTTACGGAGAAGGAGCTTCAAAACTACGCCAATCAGATTCAACGTAACCGCGACCTTGCCAAAGTACTTAAAGAGGTAACTGACGAGCAGGAACGGTTAAACGACGCCCGGTCTAAAGACTTCTCAGAGTTCATCCGAGGGTATAGCGAGCAAACCGAGGCCACGCTCATCCAAGCCGGCGTGGTCAGGGATCTTACGGTTGAGGAAGAGGCGCTTCGTATTGCTAGGGACAACAACTTCAGCGCCGATACTCTGCCTAGGATTCAGGCAGAAGTTGCTGCTCGAAGGAATGCCACCGAGGCACTTAAGGACTTCAACGAGAAGGTCAGGGTGGCGCAGGCGGAGCAGCGGGCCCTGGATCAGGCTCAGAACAAGCTTTCCTCTAGTCTGGCTGATGTTATTGTCAACGCCAAGGACGCGGAAGAAGCGTTCAAGGGATTTGTCAAGCAGATCATCGCAGCAATCGCGCAGGCTAAGATTTTCGCCCTACTGGGCAAAAGCGGACTGTTTGACAAGGATGGCCTTTTCGGGGCACCCATCCTGGAGGGAGTGAACACTTCCGTCAGCAAAGTGCAGGTCGAGGACGAGTTCCGACAAGCTGCAACGGAAGATTTCCAGGCTACCCGTCTGGTAACCGAGAAAGTTGTCAACCCGGCTCCCCTAAACGTGACCCGACTCGTCACCGAGGAGGTCGTGCAGTCGCCGGGAACTCTTAGAGCAGAGGCCGCTCGCGAGAAAGCGAGGGCTCAGAAGGAGGCACTTCTTCGAGCCCAGGAAGGGCCTTTCGAGGTTGCCCCGGTAGAGGTGCCCGCGGACCTGGGCCCTCTCGCCGTTCCGCCGCTGGCGCCTATCCCCGTGGATCTGGAAGTTGATCGGACCAGCTTCGAGCAGCTTGGCGGTGCCCTTGACAGGGTGGACTTTGGCACGCTTGGGGCTCCGTCGCTGCCCCCGGTTCCTGTGGATCTGGAAGTTGACCCGACCAGCTTCGAGCAGCTTGGCGGGGCCCTTGACGGAGTGGACTTTGGGGTCCTTTTCCCGGAAGATAGGGCTAACGAATTTGTCAATACCCTCGACGCTCAGGTTGCCAACTTGGGCATCGAGGTTCCGGTCAAGCCGACTGTGCCAGTGGGTGGTTTCCCGGAGGCAATCCAGGATATTAGCCTAGCCGCCCAGTCGCCTGACCTTGAATTCCTGAAGGATTTCCGTTCCGAGGATTTCCCCCCGATTAAGCTCCCCACTGAACTCGAGTTGCCGGATGTCGAGAAGTTTTTTCCCATCGAGGCACCGGTTATCCCGACGACCCCCGCGCAGCTTGACGACGGTGTTGGGGGCCTTCTGCCCACCGATGACCCAGTCATCGCCGCGAGGCTTGCGCTGACCGACCGGGCGGAACTCGATCTTGCCGATGAGCTTGGCGAGCTTGAGGCTCTCGCTCCCGAGATCAAGCTTACACCTACCCTCGACAAGGACGAGTACCTTAACAACCTCTTCGAGCTTACTGGCGGCGAGTTGGGCAGGCCCCTGGAGCTTGATCCAGGCTCCCTGCCTTCCGCGGGCGGGGACGTCGCACAGGACCTTGGCGGCGCGGCACTTGGTGGCGTTGACGGGGCGGCGACAGCCACTGCTCTGACGACTGCCGCCACTACAGCGGCCACGACCCTTACCACGGGAGCGTCCACCGCCGCGGCCACGCTGACAACCTCCACTAGCGGAGTCTCGGCAGCGATCACTGGCGCGGCTACCGGCGCCGGCACGGCCCTGACGACGGGAGCCACCAGTGCGGCCACCGCACTGACCGGCGGTGGAGCGGGAGCCGCAGCGGCGATTGTACAGGGCGCCACCACGGCTGCCGCCATCCTGAGTAAGGCGAGCGCGGCCACCTCCGCCGCCGGGGCTGCTGGCGGGGGCGGCGGGTTCCTCAGCCTGTTCCTATCTGCCTTTGGTTTCGGAAGTTACAAAGGAAATGTGTTCACAGATGGTACAATAGACCGGCAGTATTACCGCGGGGGCCTCCCCTTCCTAGACGAGCTTCCCGATATCGGAAGCCAGCCCGCGCGGTTCCTTGGCATGGATGGCAGCGTCAACAGCCTCCGAGAGGGCGGCTCGCAGGAAGCTATCCTTCCGCTGGGCCGAGATGGCCAGGGCCGTCTCGGGGTACGAATGATCGGCGACGCCGGCTCAAGGACCAACAGTTCGGTCACCACAAACAACACTACCGTGCAAAACTTTAATCTCCAGGCTCCTTCTGATACCTTTGGTATGTCCACAAGGCAGCGCGAGCGCAAAGCCGCACGGTTCAACCGCAGGGGGTGATCCATGGGTTTCCACGATGACGCAATCTTCCCCTCGCAGATCGCGGTGGACTCCACGTTCGGTTGGGGGTTCCAAACGGCAATCCTAACGAGCCAGAGCGGCTCGGAGCAGCGGGTCGCCCGCAGAGAAGTCCCTCAGCACGTCGGAGACGTCTCTACAGGCATCTTGGACCCCGAACAGCTACTGGAGCTAAAGGCGTTCCATCTGGCGCGTAGAGGGGCCCTCTACGGCTTCCGGTTCAAGGACCCGCTCGACCACCTG